AAATGTTTTTACTGCCCCAGCGGTAACTCCATGAAACATCTGAAATTGCACAGGAGAACCCGAAGAAATTACAGAGTACTCAACGTTCCAATCTCTAAATTTTATGACCGCAACCTCATGCTTGTAACGGTTTTGGTAGTAATTAAAAGAGAGCACACTGCTTGGTGATAGCGTAGTGTTAGGAAAAGTTACTTTTAAATAATTAAACACGGGGCACCTTTAAAGAAGTTCCCGCAGGTATATTGTATAAATCATTTATTGCGGGGTTAGCCGCAGCAATTAACCACCAAAGCTTAGGTGTTCTGTAGTACTGAGTAGATATCTGGTCAATCCGTTCCCCAGCTTCATACACATGCTCATAGTAAGAAAGGTTGGTAAATACAGGAATGTTGTAGAAGATAATAGGGTTTGCATTTCCCGCAGCTTTTGTTTGCACAAAGTCTACTTTAGAGTACTCATATCTAGAGCCTTTATAGATAGCCATTAGTTGCTCGCTAACGTTGTGCGAGAGAACGCACTAATGCTAAGGGTTACTGTTGTGTCTAACGGAATCATATCTTCAGTAAATTGAAGGTGTTGAACATCTACCTGTGTTAACCAACCTACGTACGACAAACTATCAGGGTTTGGGCCAAATTTTATTGCTATAGCCGTTGGGGCTAAAAAAGCTAAATCAGCTGTTTGACGACCTAAGACGTTAGTAAAAGTAGGTATAGATGCGTTTCCGATGCCGTTGACCATCCTATAGATGTACTCTACGTCCGCCATAGTTCCGCGTTTTAACAGGTCAGATATTTGTTGTTCAGTGGTTTCAGCCTTAGATTTAGATTGAGGGTTTTTGTACGCTGCATACGAGCTGGCCATTTCACTTAATGACATGTTAGGGTTAGCCTTAAACGCCGCAAAGTCCATCACTCTATTGATTTGCGCGGTAACTTGCATGCTTTCCATGCCTGTAAACAAAGAGTTTAGTTGCGCAAATGCATCGGCTGATGATGGAGCCATCGCAGGATTATATGAAATAGAATTGCTTAGTGTGGTTGGGTTCCATAAAAATTGAAAACCAAATAAATTTTTGTCCGTAGCCGCTGCAGCATTGGATGTGGAAACTAAACCTTGCGCGCTGCTAGGGGCTGTGTCTCCCGCAGGCGGTGCATCGTAGAACCACATAGCTGCTCTACGAAGTCCGTGATTAAAGGACGCGCTGGTTTGCTTAGTCTTGTTATACCCTAAATTAGTGGGGTCTACTGGCAAACTCCATTTATGGGGTGGAAGATTGAATTGAATATTATACGGAGTATTTGCTTTGGCCGCCGTAGACGTTTGAGAAGAGGTTGCAGCGGCACTTGCTTTCGCAGCCGCTACTGCGCTAGCTTTTACTGCGTTGGTTGCCAATGCGGCAGCGACCGCTCTCGCCTTACTATCCGTTATGTTTGAAATAGATGAGACAGGTGCGGCTTGCCCAAATTGGTCTATATAATAACCTGGAGGTGGCGCAGCTACTTGGTTGGTTTGAACAGCAGCTACTGGAAATAAAGGGGCGTTAGCCGCCGCGGTGGCTGCGGCGGTAGCTGCTAATGCTTTATAAGAAGCTGCCGCATACGCTGAACTTTGAGGCATTTACTCACCCTGAAATCTGGGCTACGATACCTGAGCCCGCAAATAGTTGTTGTAGTTGACTTAGTAGTGCATCTGATGACTGATTTTGCGCATTAATCGTGATGCTAACCCCACCGTAGTTATGGTTATTAGTCGCATCTTTATTAAGAGATGCTGCGTGTGCGGCTATTTGCGCCTGCGTAGGTACTGCAGGGTTGGTGCTCGTTGCTCCACCGCTACCGTGGCCTGAGTACGGAGAATTTGGATTATATTTAGAGTTGCCCCCATGCGAAAGGTTAGAGTAGTGACCATTATCCCAAGAAGACTGCTGTAAAGCAGTAATCCATTCAGATTGAGATGCTTTTCCACCCTGCAACATTTTTACAAGGTTCGCATACCCGCGGGCGCCAGCGTTTTGACCTGTAAGAGTGCCCAGAGTTGCGTCTAATCCGTCTTTCCAACTCTTGTACGCCTGTACGCCTCCCCCAGCCATTCCAGTATTAAAGTTAGTAGACCCATTTAAACCATAGCTTGTGTTTAACGGATTAAAATGCGCAGTGTTTAGCCAGTTACCACCTTCAGCGCTCATCCATAGCTTTAGATTGGCGACGTTTTGCGCGTCTGTTGGCGCCCCTAATCCTACGAGCATAGCTTGAGCAAAATCCCCCGCGCTTACTTTATTAGAGTTCATCTTAGATAAATATGACTCAGCTTTAGCTACATTAGAAGTACCAGCAGCGTGCATTTGCAGGGTTCCTGCGTTCATAGCGGATAATATTGGACGGTACTTCTCAGCAGCGTCCTTATTAATAACAGCTTCGCCTGGGGTCAACATGGCTGGAACGATGTCCCCATCCCCTGTTCCAGGTACACGAGATGTACCGCCAGCAAACCCAGCGATGCCACCCGCAGCTACGTCTTCCATGACCGCCGCGGCAAAATCAGGCACATCACCTTTTGCGATGTCCTCCCCCGCTCTTACCATATTACCTTTAAGAAAGTTAAAACCTTTACTAAATAGATTTCCAATACCCTTTAGTAAGCCTGTACTTTCAACTTTCTTTGCGACTTTATTAGCGGCGTACGCGCCCGCAACGCTTGTGAGTGCTCCGCCCCCTATACCCTTTACTCCAGACATTAATCCGTTTAATCCGCCCAAAGCCGAAGTTAATTGTGGGACCATATCTGCAAATCTATTGAGTGCCGCGGCTAAGTCAGCAGACGCCGCATACCCAGCTGAAGTAGTTGCAGCCGTATTGGTTAAGAGTTCTGTTTGAGCAGCTGTTTTGTTAGCAATCGCATTAACTGTTCCAGTGGTTCCGCCCAAAGTTTTCATTTGATTACGGGTAAGGGAATCAATAGCAGCCCCACCTGTTTGAGCTTTAAGCTTTAATCCGTCTCCTACAAGTTTAATCATCATAGGGTCGCCGTTAAACATGCTACTAAGCATGTTGTATAGGCCATAACCTGGGGCTAAGGACATGGTTATGGATTCCTTATCCATATTCTTGCCACCGTTGTTCTTATTTAAAAAGTTCCATATTTGGTCAATCATTTGACCCGTAGTGAGCATATTACCGTTAGCGTCACGCATATTGATACCAATAGAACGAAGCATATTTACAGTAGTAGGGGCTTGAGCAGCTCCTTGAGCTTGAGCGGCACCTGCAAGACCCATGCCAGGTTCTAAATTAGAAATGGCTGCGGCACCCGACGCTAATTGCTTAAAGTTTTTTGCTCCGCCAAGCCCCGCATTTTGCAGAGCAATAATTGCATTAATTGCGTCCATGCTGCTGGTGGCTGTTCCTTGGTTTGCCATAGAGCGTTGCAAAGCATTTATTTGGCTTGTTTGACCTTGTAAACTACCCGTTATCCCCCCAGCCCCATTAAAAGCTACACGGTTAGTGAGGTAGTCCTGCATGATGGAGGTCTGCACGTTTGGCATGGCCATGCTAAGTAGATTAGACCCGTACATTCCGCCAAGCACAGCCTGCGCCCCAGCCGCAATCTTATTGTTAGTAGGCTTACCAGCGGAGTTATCCTGTGGTGTCTTAGGGCTTTGATTATTAGTTGGAGGGGCTCCGTTATTACCAGTATCCGTAGGAGGTGGTGGGGCTACTCTATTTGAACCCCCTGAGGTGCCCGTAACTCGCCCGTACTTATCAGCAATAAGAAGGCCACTAAAATCTTTGCTAACCGACTCAAGGCGGCTAGCCATCTTATCAATCTTAGGTAGAAGCGTTGTTTCGATAATGCTAGCTAAGCTTAGGAGGTCGTTCTTAATGTTAGTGACGGCTGTACCCATCTTGCCGCCAAGGCCAAAGGCCAGCTTGACGTCATCTTCCATGACTACCTCCTATTTCGTTTCGCTCGTTCTATCCAGTTGCGCCTCTCTCGCACGGATAATCCCCGTATGTCCGAGAGAGTCCAACCTGTAAAGTTTCTTGTTAGAAACTCGTACTCATCTAATAAAAGTTCGTAATCTTCTTTTCTATATACGAAACAAATCAACGAGGCTGATAGGGAGATTCATCTCCTCACCACATGCCTCGCATGCCTTCTTCACCTCCCCAAGGCGTGGGCCTGGGTTACGTTCAATAATTTCTTTTACAAGGTTTGCGCGGTCAGCCATACCAAGCTTTAGCACTGTGCTGGCTCCCATAGATGGAATACCGTTTACTGATAGCACACACCCAGAAAGTAGAATAGTGTTGAGTTCGGCAGATGTTTTTTCTGAGTTCTCAAGCAACTTCTTTTGAGTAATTCCTGTAGGTAGCCCCACAGTAACAAACCCTTTTTTCGTTTCTACATTCCAAGTTCGTTCCTCAGAATTTTCCAGCTTTTTAACAGGAACATCTTTATCTAGGTCTACTACGGTGTTCTGGTCTGTATCGCAAGCTGCGCATGTGACCCTGTATTCTGCAGTGCCACCAAAAGTAACACGACGAATGGCGATAAGAATGGCGTCTCGGTCTCCCGCAAGAAGCGCATCCAAGTCGTCTCTAGTTACGTCTTTTCCGCCAATCTTTACCAGACCTCTTTGAAGAAGAATATTAAGAGCTTTTCCTGTAGTTGGTGCGTTAGCGATAGCCTCTTCATCAACTCCGTTTAACTCACGAACTTCAGCGGTGTTTACCACAGCCCCGTCGAGGATAAATCCTCCAGGAAGAGTTACTTCTGGTCCGAGAGGAGCCTGGGTCTCTACGACCTGTTCTGGCTCCTCTGTCGCCATAGCTGCATACTTATTAATTAAATCAGCGTCTGTTACTACTACTGGTGTATCAGTTGTGCTCACGAATTATTCTCCTTAGGTTAATGGGCTAATCTTATCAGTTAGTAGTCGCTTGTGTTTTTACCGTCTGAAGGACTTCCCGTAGTATTTGTAAAGAATACAGAGATGCCCTCATGGACAAGCTGCATTGTTTCAAACAGAATCGCACCATTGGTCGCATCCAGGTCTGTGTAGTTAAGGCCAGTAATCCATGCGTTATGCACTTTAAAAGCCATTTGTGGGTAATCCACAGTAGTGCTTGTATTTGGGTGCTGATTGACATTAATGATTATGTCCGTACGGAAGTTTCCTGTTGCGCCCGCCGCAGTAGCGCCTGGGTTTGGGTTAGTAACTGGGTTATATCCCGCAGGAAGGCCTGCGCCAGTTCCAGCTGAGAACAGCCCGCGCATCCACACCATAGCTTGGTCATTGCCTAGGATTACTCCACGGCTAAAGCTAATTGGGTTGAATGTAGTCATACCAGGAATCTGGTGAACTGTGGTGTTCATTCCACCTTCGCGGTACTGGATAGCTTGGGTATTAATAGACAAACCAGAGATTGAGCTGAATCCTCCAGTAAAACCTGTAGTGATTTTAGTGTTGAATGTTGCGTCAGCCCCTGCCGCAGTAAACGTAGCGGTGAACCTAAAACCGCGTAAAGGGTCAGTCGCTAGGGTTGAGTTGAAGTTAGTATTTGTTGGCATTAGTTATATCTCCCTTACGCCGTAGTAACGGTGGTTCCACCGTTGAACTGACCGATATTGATGATGATGAATTCAGCTGGACGCTGCAAAGAGACTCCAACTTGAATATTAACAAACCCGTTATCAATAGATGACTGTGGGTTAGTGTCTGAGTCACACTTTACGAAGAAAGCGGCTGATGGGGTATTTCCATATAGACCGCCTTGACCCCAGAACTGATTTAGGAAGTTTCCGACTACAGAGTTAATTCGGTTCCAAAGAACTTGGGTATTAGGCTCAAAGATAGCGAACTGCGTCAAGTCAGATAAAGATTTTTCCAAGTAAGTTAGGGTTCGACGAACGGGTACGTACTTGTCTACATATCCCTGCTTTAGGGTACGAGCACCCATAACTACAAAGCCTGAACCTGTGATGTAGCGAATTGCATTGACAGGCACAGTTCCGTTGTTAAGGTTACCAAGGTCAGTGGTACTGAGTGATGGTACAGAAACTACGTTAGACAGACGAGCTTGAAGACCAGCTGGAGCCTTGAATACTCCACGAGAAGCGTCTGTGCGGGCAAAAAGACCTGCGACAGCTCCACCCGCTCCGACAGTCTTAGTTGCACCTGTAGGTGAACCAACTGCGGCTGTTGGGTCAGAGATTGTAATTTGTGGGTAGTAAACCGCTCCAGAGGATGTTGCGCTGTAAGTTGCCGCAAGAGCCAGCTGGTTGGTGGCGGTGTCGTTGATTCCATCAATGATTACAAAGACGTCGTTAGAACGAGTAGAACCTGTAGCGTAGGCCAGAGCTAGGTTGACTGTTGTTGCGTCTGTAAATCCTGGGATATTTAGGATTAGAGTAGAGGCAATAGTGTCAAACAAGCTAAGCGCGCTTGAGATGTTAGCAGAAGATACGTTGTTGTTGTCGCTACCTCCGCTGAGAACTACTGGGACTAGATTGGTATTTGTTCCTGTAACCGCTGGGTTGCTGGTTGGGCTTCCAGAGATAGAGAGCAAGTCTGTAGCTGTAATGTACGCAGAGTTCTGGTTGATGACGGTTACAGCATAACGTGCATCCGTAGACTTCATGGTTACGTCAGTCCATTGCTCAACAATGTATCCCGAGGTAGTTCCGCCTAGGTATACGATTACGTTAAAGTAACCTGTTGAGAGGCTGTCTTGGATAGCAATATAGAGGTTATTTCCCCAAGTACCTGAGTTATTAGAGGCAATCGTAAGGGTTTGAAGAGGGCTACCTGCGCGGTCGCTGAGTGTACGAGTTGCTACTGTTGGGTATCCAGTAATAGCAGTAGCCGTTGCTGTAACTCCAGTAAGGTTAGTTGCTGTAGCAATACCTGTAACTGTGAAGTATGTGGATGTCGCTGTTGCGATAGTAGCGCCAGATACGTTCCACGCAGAGTTAGCCAAACCTGTAACCGTAACTGTTTGACCAGAGGTAAAGGTGTTGTTAGCTGTGTAAGTTACAGTACCGCTTGAAGCAGATGTCCAAGATGCGGCTGTAACAACTGCAGAGGTTGTGTTACCAAGTACGCGTGTGATGTACGCCTGAGTTCCGCCGTTAGCGAAGAAGAGGTATACAGCGATAGGCAAGTTGTTGTTCGAGATGGTATTCCATCCGCCAAACTTGCTTACGTATTGGCTCCAAGAGGTTACCAAGGTTGCTGCGGAAGTTGGTCCGCGGTCGCTGGTGCCGATAAAGGCTGCGATTGAGAGTGAAGCTACGCCAGGTGTTGGCGCATTAGGGTTTAGCGTTTCTTGAACGTACACCCCAGGGCGTGTATAAACGGCCATTAATGTATCTCCTTATTGATTATCGTTGTTGTCAGTTTTTAACGGGATAGTAGCCAGACGGAATGTACGTAGTAGTGTCATTGATTGTTACAGATTGAACAATCTCTGAGGCAACCGCATCTGCCGCCAAAGGCGACATCTGACTAGTTACTCGGACTGTCAAAACGTTTCTAAGCAAGCGGCGGTTTCCAGTTTCACCTTCAACGGCGTCTCGCTTTACAAATCCATCAAGGAACATAGAACGACTTACCGTAAAAGTTCCTAGTTGATTAGGTACCTCAAGGTGTCCGTACTTTGATGGAAACTTATTTAGCAGCTGAAACATAATGGCGCGGTCATGGCGCGGGTGACGAGAATAGGACGTAATTTGATACACAAGGTCGTACGCCACAGGAATCTGGTATTGATATTCAATATTAGATTGGGCAGCGATGGTTCCTTGGTAATCAGTATCCGTCAATAGACCTGAGCTCTGCCTGTCATTGCCCGCGTTGATATCAATTAGGTCAAGGGTGATAAAAGGAAACACCTGGTCTTGGACTTCCACGTCTGGGTAACCAAACCAAGTTTTAACAGGGCGACTGGCGTTTTTATCATCAGATACCGTAATGCCAGACAACCAGGTCTTTAGAGCCAAGTCTTCAGCAACAATAAATGGATTTCCCATTAGAGTACTCCCATCAAATCTATTAGTGGGGCTAGAGCTTTTTCTTCTAAAATATTTTGGATGAGCTCAGGGGCACGTAAAAGGAATGGGCGTATTGCCGCGTTAGGGGTTTCACCTGGGCGTCCGTATTCAAGGTCTTCAACCTCTTGCTTGATATCGTCTGGGTAATGGACTCTAATAGTTTCATCAGAGTCTACAATTACATTCAATTTAAATACGATATCTTCAGGCCAGCCAGATTTAATAGCTAAAGACTGAAGGAGAGCATCAAGGGGTCTTACTAGCTCAAAGGATGTGCGCTTGGCTAGCGCATTAAATTCAGCGCTTCTTGAGTGCATGCTTCACTGCCGTTGCTGCTACAAATGCTGCACCCCATGCGTTAGTTTCATTCTTGGTTGCCTGTTGAGGGACGTTCTCGACGATAGCCTTAATGAATTCAGCATCAGAGGCTCGGTCAATACGGTCAGACATGGGTAATCTCCTAAGAGAGCAGCAAGAGTAAATCGCAAGGTAGTGCTTAGTCCCCGCACGGGAACTACTATAAGAATAAAGCAAAAAGCGCCCTTGCGGGCGCTAAGTGCTTACTTCTTTTTGACCTTCTTTGCCAACGCCTTGTCCATCTTGGCATCTTCCTTAGCAGATGGCTTCTTCTTATCCATCTTCTTGTCAGCCTTTTCAAAAGCTGACTTCTGCTTTGGGGTCATGCCTTTCATAAGCTTGGCATCTTGCTTCTTATCTTTTGCCTTGTCGCGGCATCCGCATGTAGCGCACATGGTTACTTACCTTTCACTTTGGGGGTAGATTTCTTACTTGTTCCGATAGGCTCGCCTTTACGGGCTACGCGAATGCTCATCGTAGGATTGCCATAACTCCAACTGGGGTGGAAGCCGCGCTGGCAATAACCCACACTTGGTCAGTTGGCGTCAAGTCATCTAGAGAAAGGCTGGCGCCTGTACCTAGTTGAATACCGTAAGCAGATGAAGTGACAGTGTTAGACGTTCCTACATAGAGGATGTTGCTGGCATGGTTATTTTGAACAACAAGGGTATATCCATTGGTAGCTCCAGTAGATGGAGATACCTGAACAGCGGTTGTGCCCACTGTATAAGGGGATGATGCAGCTGATAGTGTCATTACTTATCCTTTGATTTAGAGCGGGCTGTTGACTTTAGTTTATCAGGAAGGGGCTTATCCTTTGGGGTATGTTCTTCCCACTGACCAGCCATGCGGGGATGGGTAGCCCACATCCACTTTTCCTGGGCTTTAGATTTGAATGGCATTGCTTCTCCTAGTTGGCGTAGGCGCTGAACTGAGGGTCGTTGACCATTTCTTCAGGCATAACCTGAACAAGGTCTAGGGTTAGTAGAACAAACGTCTCAGAAATAATACCCCGTTGCTGGGCACTTACTGGACGAAACACTTCGTTTTTCCAGATAACTCGGCTGCGGTCTTGGAAGTCTGGGCTCAACATGGTGCCTGGGGCGATAAATTCAATATCATTAGAGTTGAGAGTTAGATGCAGAGTATCGGCGTTGTAGAAACCAGCTGTGGATGTCTTGGAGCTACCTTGTTCAATCACAGCTCTGATAACTGGGATAGTGAACGGCCCAGTCCATACTTTTCCACCAACTCCGTAGCTTGGGTCGTCTCCTACATCGTAAATTGGGTCTTTAACAGAGTTAACCGCGTCAAAGATATACCACTGAGCCGCTGTTCCTACAGGGTTCTTCAGGTCAGCATCTATGCCTTGGAAGATAGAACCGCGTTCAAAATCGGAGTTGAATCTTCCGCCAGGTGTATACGGCTTGCTCATTAATTATTTTTTGGGGGACGGGGCTCTGTAATGCCGTGGCGTTTACGAGCGGCTTCGTTACGGATTTCGCGCATGTTGCCCATGCTGAACGCTGCGTCTTCATTGCGTTCAATCATTTTCTTTTCAGCTGGCTTCTTATATTTATAGCCTACTGATAAATCAATTTGAGTTCCTTTGGCTTTAGATGCCTTATTTTTCTTATCGTACCAGCTGCCCATCATGGCGCTAGGGTTACTCGTCTCTCCCTTTAAACGATTAAAATGAGATGCAAACTGGCGAGGAGTTAACGTGGATTGACCTGGATTTTCATAGGCAGTGTCTACTGGGCGACCTGTATGTTTAGAGGGCTCTTTACCAACGATATACATTTTGTCCCCAGGTTGTGCCATCTTCATAGACTGAAGGTTCATAGACGCGCCGCCATAGTTCTTGGTGCTATCAATAAAGTCTTGCGCCTCCTGTGGACGACTGGCTAAAAGCCTAGTGTCTTCTTTAGACGGGGCTGACGGGGCGTTCTTGACCCAAGACATATCTTCGCTCATGGTAATATTCTCTCGTGCTTACGCACATAAATCAGGATAAAGAGGTCCCAATGTCGGTTGATGTAGTTGCTGTGGATTTAGACCCTATCCGCTGGGCTGTATATTGTGAACTATGCTCATCCTATGTCTCTGAGCCTACTGAGGACGAATGGCTTGCCGATACCTTGTACGAATCACATTGTGATTTTCACGGCCTAGCCGCAGATGATTTAGAGTGAATCTAGTTCAGCGCGCCGTCCAAGCTGGCGGAAAACTTGCTCCGATAGTGATACCTAAACGTTTTACCGCGGGTACGGGTCTGATGAACCCCTCTGTTTTTGTAGACGAAGACGGGGAGATACTTGTTAATCTTAGGCACGTAAACTATGCCCTCTACCACGCAGAACACAAGCAACGTTTCCCTTCTATGTGGGGGCCTTTGGCTTACTTGCATCCTGAGAATAACCTGCGCTTAGAAACCGAGAACTATCTTTGCCGCCTCAATTCAGAGTTAGAAATGACTGATTATTGCTTGGTGGACGTGCTCAACTTGCACGAGCCCATCTGGGAGTTTCTTGGCCTAGAGGACGCCCGCCTAGTCCAATGGAAAGGCGTTTACTATTTGATTGGCGTTCGCCGCGATACTACAACAAACGGTCAAGGGCGCATGGAATACAGCACCATCTCTTTGAATAAGGGAAAATGGGAAGCTAGAGAGGTGGCGCGTAAGCGTATTGCGGCGCCCAATGATGACTCCTCTTATTGTGAAAAGAATTGGGTTCCCGTTATAGACCAGCCATTTACCTTTGTAAAGTGGACTATGCCTACAGAATTGGTGCACGTACTCCCAGATGTTGAAGCCCCTACTGTGCAGGTTGCGTTAAAGCAAACACCGCCTGCTCCTTTAGACCAAAGAGGGTCTTCACATGTATTTGCTTGGGGAGATTACTTAGTATCTATCACGCATGACGTAGACCTATTTAAAAATTACTTAGAGCAAAAGGGAGCCGTGTATAGGCATAGGCTTTGTGTTTGGGATAAAGACTTTAACTTCTTAGGGCTGACCAATCAATTTACTTTTCTAGATGCCTATGTAGAGTTCTGCGTTGGGGCGGCCGTCTATGGGGAAGACCTACTAGTTAGCTTTGGATTCCAAGATAACGCGGCTTTTATTCTTAAAGTCCCTCACTCTGTAGTAGATGAGCTTGTCCAGGAGGCTTTAAATGCAAATTGAAGAGCTGATAGTAAAGTTATCTGAAGACCCATTTAATCCAGATATAAACTTTGCAGTAGCCCGTGAGTATGAAGAGCTAGAGCAATACGCCTCCGCTGTATCTTTTTATATGCGCGCCGCTGAGTACGGGGCAGATGTTGACGGGTCCCTCACAGTGTACACATCGCTTTTGAAGTTAGCCCGATGCTTTGGGGAGCTGGGTAATAGAGACCACACGGTGGGTACTTGTCTGTTTCAAGCGGTTGCTTATATGCCAAATAGACCAGAAGGGTACTTCCTGCTGTCCCAATCTCTTGAATATAAGAAGTCTTGGCAGGAGTGTTATACCTGGGCAAAGATAGGACTAGCCGCCGCAAATCATTATGGGCTACAGCCCCTGCCAGCAGATGTTGGGTACTTTGGGTCTTACTGTCTTGAATTTGAGATGGCGGTAAGCTCTTGGTGGTTTGGGCAAAAAGATGAAAGCGCACGACTATTCACTGAACTGCGCAAACAAGAATTGGCCCCTATCTATAAACAAGCAGTAGAGGCCAACATGCGTTCACTAGGTATGGTTTGGGAATTTACAGATTAAGGAAAAGTAAGCCCAATCTCTGGCTTAGGCAAATCGTTTCTTGTAACTAAACCTTCAAACAAATCAGTCTCTTCCGCAAACTTATAGCTATCATTGCGTAGAAAAGTTGCCTCAAACACTTGAGGAAAGGGCGAGTTTCCTTTTATAGTTAACGGTATATTGTTATTGGCGTGAACAAATACGGGGGTATGCGTTTCGCGTAGATGGGTTAACGCATGAAGCATTTTCTTATAGAAGTCTTCATCTTCAATGCGGTCAGTGTCGTGGAACTCCACCGTAATCTGTCTAAAATATGTAAGGGTGTCCCGAGAGGCTTCCCCAAGTAAATCGTATTCGGCGCCCTCTACATCCATCTTTAGAATGTAGTCGTCACCGCCAGCAAACCCAGCAAAGTCGTCGTCTTCGTCATCACCAACCCAGCCGTCTTGAATACAACTGCCTAAGGAGGCGTGGCCGTTTTGTATGCTTCCCATCGTTCTCTTAAAGAATGTGGAGCGCTTTACTGGCTCTGGAAGCCCATCAATAGAATTATCGTACATATAGATATGGCAGGCTTTTTCCATAATATCTTTTTCAAAATCAACGTTGCCCTCAACGCCTAAAGATATTACGTGGTCTGCGCCATTTACGTCATCAACAAGGATATACCCGCCATCATGTGCACTACCGAGGCGGGTAAACTTTACATCAAGTGGGGTTTTGAGTTTGAGCGCATTCTTTATTGATAGAACGCGCTCATACATCTCAAATGTATTTCCTACGGAATTTTCCATAGGAGATAGTCTAGCTTAGGCTTGAGCTTCTGTCCAAGAGATACGACCAAGAACTGATTGAGCCGTAGAACCTACGTTGGTTACTACGAGTGTCAATGTGTCTGGGCCGTCAGCCCCAATGCCTCTAACTTCGCATTAGTAGCCGCCAACTGCGCCGTGAAATTAGCCTGAGCCGTAGCCTCTGCCTGTATTCTGCTCAACCCTTGCGACCGACTCTGCGCTCTGCTCATTAGTTACCTGCCTGTGGGATAGAAGACTCGGATGGGAGTGTGCTAGATGCCTGTTGTGCATCGTAATCTGTTTTAGTCATTGAAGTAAAAGAACCGTTTTCATGGTCTAATAAAACCATTTTGATTAGGTTTCCGTTGGTATCGACAATAATCGGGTAGGTGATAATCATTTTATAGTTCCGCACTAAATCCAGCATATGCGCTAACCGAAGGAGTAACACCTAAGAAATAAGAGGTTGTAGTTGTTAGCCCGCTAGAGACAAAGTTAATTGCTCCCATATTTTGATTTTGCCAATCGGTGTTAATTGATACACTGGTTAAAGATGGTTGCCCTGTAGTTCCTTGATAAACAACAAGAGAAGCAAAATCTAAAGCGGTAGGAATAATTCTCATTGTTACGGGGAATTTAATAAAGCCTAAACCCTGGGTAGTTGAGTAGGCAATAGCTTCACCTAGTCTAGTTTGTTCGCCAGGGTTGGCTCCTGTAGAGCTACTTCTGTAGTAATACCTCTGACACAGCCCCAACTCTCCCCCGATACTTCCACCAGCGCGAGAGAAGGTGGTAGCAGTAGAGCCAAGTTCTAGTTGAATACCAGTCGTACGAACTGTAACACCAGATGCTTGCAACGTGTCGGGGACAAACAAAACGCCAAGTCCTACGGCATCAGATGGGATAGTGGATTGAAAACTAAATCTTGTCCAAGCTGATGTTGCTGATGTTCCAATAGTTACATTGGAGCCAACTTGAGTTGTTACAGATGTAGCCGTATCAGTCGTATTGCTGTAATAAATCTGACCAACCCAATTACCAGAAAAACCGCCAGTAATCTTTAGATAACCAGATATGGTTACAACTTGATTTCTTAGCGGAATTACAGAAGTGCGCTCTAGGTAAGTTTTGAACTGAGCAAAAGAAGAAGATGCCGCAGTAACAAACTTGATTCCGTATTGAAATCCATTAGGCAAATCTGTTGTTTCTTGAGAAATTGTTGTGGTTCCAGATACCGAGTTATTCCATCGGTCTGCCGTTTGGTATCCGCCAGAGGTGGTTGAAGTACCGCGCTGCCAAATGTCCATACCGCCGTTGATGATGGCGTTTTTGCCCGCAAACCCCATATTAGGGAAGTTATGGTTTCCGTTAGCATCAACAGAGGCGATAACAGTTCCGACAGAGTTTTTCCACTCTTGCAAATCAGCGGTTTGAGAAGCCAATCCTTGAAGTGTAAATCCAACTGAAGTGGTGGCGGCGGGATAAACTACTGGGCTAGTTCCAAAACTGCCTTGAATTCCTTGTGCGCCTTGAATTCCTTGTGCGCCTTGAAGACCTTGAAGACCTTGCGTTCCCTGCAAGCCTTGTGTGCCTTGAGAGCCGTTAGAGCCATTAGTACCTTGTGAGCCAGTAGCTCCAGTAGTTCCCTGAGAACCATTAGTTCCGTTAGTTCCAGCAGTGCCTTGAGCACCATTAGAACCTGTTGAACCAGTAGTTCCTTGAGTTCCTGTAAATCCTTGAAGTCCCAAAGTGCCTTGAATACCTTGAGCACCCTGCGTTCCTTGAGCACCTTGGGAGCCAGTATTACCTAAGAAACCTTGAGCTCCTTGTAATCCCTGAGTTCCTTGGGTACCTTGTGAACCTGCAAGCCCTTGAGACCCCTGAACTCCTTGAGAGCCTAAAGTTCCAATAGTTCCTTGTACACCTAATGAGCCTTGAATACCTTGAGTTCCTTGTGCGCCTTGCGCTCCTTGAGCACCCGCGTTACCAAGATAACCTTGCGCACCAGCAGTACCTTGCGCTCCTTGTAATCCTTGTGTACCTTGAGCGCCTTGAGCACCTTGAGCTCCAGCATTACCAAGATAGCCTTGGGCTCCGCCTACACCCTGCGTACCTTGAAGGCCTTGAGTGCCCTGCGCTCCCTGAGCGCCTGTGTTACCTAAATATCCTTGAGAACCTAAAGTTCCTTGTACGCCCTGGGTTCCTTGCGCGCCAGTAGAGCCCGCAGTACCAGCAGTACCTTGAGTACCACTTAATCCCTGAGCAGCTGTCGCTCCCTGTGAGCCTGTTAAACCCTGAATACCTTGAAGGCCTTGTAAACCCTGAGTTCCTTGAGCGGCTTGTGCTCCTTGTAAACCTTGCGTCCCTTGAAGGCCTTGAACACCTTGAGCGCCCTGCGCTCCAGAAAATCCTTGTAAACCTTGAGCTTGATTGAAACCGCCACCTTGAAGACCCTGTAAACCTTGAACGCCTTGAGGTCCATATGTTGTAGAGACAGCCTGCCAACCTTGACCTGTCCACTTCCACGTGCGGGAACCAAAAGTATATATTTGATTAAGGGAAGGATATGCGGGGAAATCAATAGCCACTTGTATCTCCTATAAGAGCATTAATCTCTTCTTGTGTTAATCCTTGCGCCCCAACTACGACAGGCAACCACTGCCCTGAAACTGTGTCGTAATACATTAACTGTGACATTTATTCTCCTGAAATAAGAGTTTGATTGACTAGCTCGTACCCACCCTGCCCACATTGAACGCATACAGTATTAACCTGTGGGTCATTCACATTGCGTGTTTCGATGTAGCCAGTATTACAACAGGTTGAAAGATATTCGTATCTGTAATTCATTATTGCTCCTTAGTAGTAAAGATAAACAACGCCATTGCCGCCACTGCCAGCAGTTCCAAGTGTAGAACCAGCTCCGCCGCCACCCCCACCAGAACCTCCGTTACCACCGCTGTTGCCTGAAGCGTTAGAACCTGCACCAGTATACCCAGCACCGCCACCACCGCCACCAAAAGATGTACCTGTTCCTGATGAACCAGTTCCACCTGCAAAAAAATCGCCAGTGCCGCCTGCTCCACCTGTTCCAACACCTGAAGTTCCAGCAGCACCGCCACCACCAGCGATAAGTCCGCGACCACCAGCATAGGCAGTTTGTGTGCCAGTTGCCGTTGCAACACCCGCACCGCCACCTGATGAAATACCAGCACCACCAATAGCACCTACGCCGCCACCTGCACCATAACCAACTGTGTTAGCAGCAGCCGTTGGAGCGCCTGTGTAAGAAACTGTTGAAGTTGAACCTGTAGAAGTTGTTGCTCCTGCGCCAGCGCCACCAACTGTTGAGCTCAATCCACCTGAACCACCACCTGCAAAAACCATTCCATAAAGTGAAGAATTGCCGTTAGCACCCGCAGCAGCAGTTGATGTTCCAGTACCGCCTGCACCGACTGTGACTGTGTTAGAAATAAAAGTCCAACCAGCAGAATACCCACCTGCTCCACCGCCACCGCCACCACCAGTAGTTTGAGTAGAACCAGCTCCGCCTCCACCAATAACAACTGCGTAAACACGCAAGATGTTTGACGGGATTGTTACGGAACCGCTTGTAGTAAAGGTTTGTTGAAGTTTTAGCCCATAAGGAGAATCGCTAAATGATGAGTTGTTATAGATAGTTGTTGTCATTTTATCTCCTAGTAGTAAAGGTAGAGGATTCCGTTGCCACCAGCGGTACCAATAGTGCCAGCACCGCCGCCTCCGCCGCCAAGCCCACCAGCCCCACCAATCGTTGAAGATGCACTTCCACCGTTACCTGCAACGCCACCGCCGCCACCACCGTTGCCAGTGTTTTGTGCGCCACCAGTGGTAATAGCACCTGTAAGGATGTTTATTCCGTTGCCGCCAGCACCGCCATTACGAGTGCCAGATGTGCTTCCTGCAAAACCTCCGCCGCCGCCCGTTAAACCATTACCGCCATTGCCCCCAGTATTTGTGCTTGACCCAGCAATATTGCTGTATCCACCGCCACCACCTGAGATGCCATTACCACCATTTCCTGCAACGCTGCCATTGGTAGTGCTACCGCCGCCACCACCTGCGCCAGAACCTGTGTTTCCATTTACGGGTGTGCTTCCAGAAGCCCCGCCATTGCCACTTGGTATTCCCCAATAATTAGTAGCCCCGTTACCACCGCTGCCACCGCCAAAACCTCCACCGCCAAGTGCGCCGTAAACGTTGTAACCACCGCTGCCACCGCCAGCAATAATGTTTCCATAACGGGTGTAACCACCTGACGAGTTATTTCCTCCAGCACCGACTACACAAGATGAAGTTGCTAAAGTCCAACCCCAAGAAATACCACCTCCGCCACCTCCGCCACCAAAACCCGAACCGCCTCCGCCACCACCGCCACCAACTGCGATTACATAGACAAATGTGATACCAGCAGGGATTGGAACAGTTGCAGATGGGTTTAGAAGTGATGAACCTGTTGCAGTTCCACCTAAAGTTCCGCTTGTCAATACTGTTTGTTGAAGCTGAAGTCCATAAGGCGCAATTGAGGAAGTGAATCCGCTTGGTGTAACTGTGTTAGTAGATGGCATCCACGAATTGACCTGTGAGCCAACTTCTCCGCGCTTAAATCTCTCTGCCATTATGCGACTCGGTTTACATAGCCTGAGATGTTTACAACGCTTGCTACTGAGGCGTAAGCATAAACAGTTAATGCCGAGCCTGATGGGGCAAGGATTAGCCCAGGAATTACAAGAGTTAGACCTGAGTTAGCAGGGATTACCTGTTGAATCTGGTTGAGTGTTGCAGTTCCACCAAATTGAATAGTAAGTGTGCGAGCCGCTGAATCGGTATTGGTGGCATAGAGCCACACTTCGTCAATGGCTGATGTGCCTGTTGCGTGGATAGTCGTACCAGTTGAGGCGGTAGCGACAACGGCGATTGGAACGCCTGTGGTTGCGGCTGATAACGCTACTTTGCTATAAGTTGCCATGTGTTCTCCTTAACTGAACATCTGTTGTGAAATAACGCCTTGGTCAGAATCATAGATTACCGTGTTAAGTAGTCCTTGTACGCCCTGAGGTCCTTGCAGACCTTGAAGTCCAGTTGTTCCTTGGGTTGATTGAATACCTTGAATACCTTGAATACCTTGAATACCTTGTGTTCCTTGCGAACCATTCGAGCCAGTTGTTCCGATAGTTCCTTGAGAGCCTGTGAAACCTTGAGTTCCCGTTGCTCCTTGGGTTCCGATGAATCCTTGTAGCCCAGTTAAACCTTGGGTTCCAGTAGTTCCCTGTACGCCCTGAACGCCTTGACTGCCCTGTAAACCTGTAGTTCCTTGGCTACCAGCTGTACCTTGAAGACCACTAGTGCCTTGAGCTCCTTGGCTACCAATCGTTCCCTGTAATCCCTGCGAACCAGCTGTGCCCTGACTACCTGTTGTTCCTTGAATACCCTGAATACCCTGTATAGAAATTCCTTGTAGTCCCTGTGCACCATTAGTACCTTGCGCACCTTGCATACCAAGGGTCCCCTGCGTACCAACAAGCCCTTGAGTACCTTGAAGGCCTTGAACACCTTGAGCGCCCTGTAAACCTGTTGAACCCTGTGTACCTTGAGTTCCGTTGGTACCTTGTGCCCCCGTAAGTCCTTGGCTACCAATGGCGCCTTGTAATCCGTTAATACCTTGAGTACCAGTTGTACCCTGTGCACCAGTTGTTCCTTGATTACCAACAAATCCTTGCAACCCAAGTAGGCCCTGCGCACCTTGTGTACCCTGAATTCCTTGTGCCCCAACAAATCCTTGAGTACCTTGAGTACCTTGGGTACCTTGAGTTCCTTGAGTACCTACGTACCCGCTTGCGGATACTTCTACCCACGCATAAGAATTTCCGTCGTATACCCATGTGTACTCAGAGCCAGAAGAAGAGTCAATCCAACGGTCACCGATAAGCGGGTTAGCTGGTGGGGTTAAACCAAAATAGATTGCCGCGTTAGGGCCTTGCACACCTTGCGTGCCTTGTACGCCCTGTGCACCTTGGATACCTTGAACGCCACGAGTTCCGCCTTGCCCAGTTCCAATAACAATAGGAATAGACGCAGGAGGAATAATAGTAATTGTTTGGGCTACGCAGGTGCAGCCAGGTCCTCCGTTATAACCACAGCCACAACTAGTCAAGGGTCACCTGCTGGATAGTAAATACTTGTCCACGCACGTAAGTTTGCTCGTAAGTTGAGTCTGTGGCTGATGTCGCTTGCAGGTCCCAGAAAGCACGGACAGGCATGTACGCAGTGTCTGAATTGGTAAGGGTAAGGCTAATCGTACTGACAGATGAGCTGGTGGAGAGTACAGTAATCGTGAAGGTTCCATACAGAGATGGCGAGTTAGGGTAGGTGCGAATCTGAGCTTTAAAGTTGAGTCCAGTAATATCAAATGGGAAATCTATTTCTGTATAGAATGAGTCACCTTGATATAGAACAATGTCTTGTACGTTGCAGTACGCAATGGGAGCATTGCGGCCCATGAGGTTGTTATTGATGTAAACGCGCTCTGGCTGGCGAGAGTCATCAACTTCTTGACCCATGTAGATAGGGATGTACTTGTTAGTTGTACGCGAGGTGCGGATAAGCGTACCCATTTCAATACGATAAAGACCCACGTTAAGCTGGGCGCAGAGCATCTTGTAGTTCTCCATGCGCTTTTCAATGTGCATGCTGAGCTGAGAGAACCGTTGTGAGCGTGGGATAACTACGCCGTCTGGGGCGGTAATGTTAATATCAAACGCCGCGTCGGTTGCCAAAGCCCAAAGGGCATCCACGATAGCAAGTACCGCGATTGGGTACTCCTCTACAGAAGGGATGGTGGCTACGGTTATCTGAGAGCCGTAGACGTCTGTGCGGTTAAAAGTATGCTCAACAATGGCTGTATTAAGAAAGATAGTGATGTCATCATCCGTAAAATAACGATAATGAATGCCACTGACCACTATAGAATCGGATGCGGCTGGGGGTGTAACAAAATGGATTACTCCAGTATCCTGCTCAAGGGTGTACCCAGCAGGGGTAGGTATGTTTGTGTTGGCTACAGTTACTAATAGAGTAGTGGGGTCAACAGGCTTATAGCCTAAGCTGAAGGTGGTTGTAGAGTCATCACCCGTCGCTGAGTAAGAAAACTGTGAAGCTTGGTCTCCAAGCTCAAGTCTTACTCTTGAGATTAGGTCAACTACTGTGGCCACTAAGAAAACTCCTCACATCAACATATCCAATGGTGTCGGATTTTTTAATAAAAGTCTGTACAAACGAAGAAGCGCCCCCGAAGAGGCGCCCACTTCTTTAGTTATCTATTAAATAACTCCAGCTAGACGACCTTTTTCCTTCAGGTGCTGTGCAACATGACGGGTTACCTTGTAACGCTGTCCTGCCTTAAAGCTGTATGTGTTTCCTGCGCCTAAGGTCATGTTTTCAACATCCTCAACAACGCGGATTTCAACGTAATCCTCATCTGGATTAGCGACTGTGATTACTTCATCTACAATCACGGTTTGACGCTCTGGAACTGTTGCGTCAATAACATTGGTCTCAAGGTCAATCTTTGCTTGAGCTGTTGCCATAGACATCTTGTTCGCTGCCTCTTGAGTAGCTTCAATGTTCTTAGCAGCTAGCTCTTCGCGCATACGACCCGTTACATCGGTGGGCTTTGCTTTAGCCATTTGTATTCTCCTAATTAGTATCTCGGTTGGATAAGGCGGGGGGTTCAACGCCCCCGCCCTTTTAGCTATTTAGTTGTATTAGTTGGTTTCTGACTGTAAGTACTTTACCGCGGCCTTTAAGGTCCTTTCGGGCACTCACTTTTAACATGCTGTACTGCCATAATAATAAGACCTCCTAGTAGGTCATTTGCCTACTAGGATAATCTCACCACTGTTTAGGCTAATTGGTTTCGGCTATGATGACGCTTTGGTCAGTGATAAGACCAAGACCGAAGATTGAGTACCAAGCAAGTGCGTGCTCACGACCGAAGTCCAAGATACCGCCATCGCGGAGCTCGACTGGGAGTGAGATAGCGTGACCGAAAGCGTTATCTCCAATGAAGATAGCTGAGTAGCGGTCGTTAGCTCCGTTACCTGTGAGGGTAGCTGGAGTTGTGTAACCTCCACCAGGGGTGATGGTTGGGTTAGCTACAGCTGTATCAGCAGTGTAAGAAGTACCAGCTCCACCAGCGACCTTGAGAACCTGAGTGGTCTCAATGAATACGCAGTCATACAAACGGCCGATTTCACCGAGCATGAAGTTTCCTGGAGCAGCGTACTTTGTGACTTCAATGAATTCAGGCATGTCACGAAGCTTGCGGCTTTGGTGTGGGTGAACGAAACATACATAGGTCTCACCGAGGCGAGGGATGTTCTTGGTTGCTAGGCTCTCAACAGCGTCCTTGACGGTGTGAGGAGTCATGTAGTAAGTACCTGTCAGTGACGCACGAGATGTACCCTTTGTTCCATCTGCGTACCAGTTGTTAACAGCGGTGAGCGCTGAACGGTCTTCACCATAAATGGTTGAAGATGCTTGGTAGAGAGTGTCGCGTGAGAGTTGGTCAAGATAGATAGCCATGTTACGGCCAAGAAGACGTGAGGCTGAAGCCATAACGTCATCGAATGATGCGTTCAAGAGAAGCTCAGAAACAGCAAGAGCATAACCATGCTCTGTTACTGTGATTGAGAACTGTTGAGCTGTAAGTGCGTTTGTCTGCATACGAACACCTTCGACGAGCGGTGAAGCAAAGCCGAGGTTGTTGTAACGCATGAAGTTAATCTGAAGACCAGGGGCTACGCCGAGTTCTGTCTTCTTAACTGCGAATTGCTCAAAGCGAAGAATAGGCATTGCTTGGAACAAGATTTCCTTGGACCAGATTGTCTGAATCGCTTGGGTGAGCTGGGTGTTTGTGCCTGAATAGGCTGTAGGTGACGCGGCAAGGTTACCTGTACCTGTAATTCCTGATGCCATTAGCTATGACTCCTTGTTAATAGTTTTGAGGTTGTGGGTTAGCCGAACAAACCACGGGATTGATTCCGAGCGGCAGGGCTTAGAAGCTTGTCGCGGTACTTTGCGTATTCGTTTAGCGGCATTGCTGCAATTTCTTGCGGCGTTAACTGACGTTGCTCCATATTGGTTTCGAGAGGTCCGTTAGGAGGCAAGGTCGCCCTTGTTCCAACTTGCTCTTTACGCTGCTGCTGGATAGCAGCTTGCGCATCTGTCAAAATGCTTTCAGACTGAGCCTTCAAATCTGCCAAGCTAGCTTCAAGCTCTTCACGGGTATTACCCTGAAGATACTTGAGAAGCTGTGGCATAACATTGTCGCCTTCAGCGTCAAGCAGTTGTTGCTTATAATTCTGCAAGTTTGCGAACTCTCGTTCACGCTCCAGAAGAGCGAAGGCCGTTTCGCGTTCCGAACGCTCACGTGCCAACTGCTCTTGCCACTCTTGCTCTTTAAGCTTTAGAAGTTCCTTGGCGTCCAAGTCACTTTCCAATTTAGCCTTTTGTTGAGCCTCAGCTTCTGCAGCTTCTTCTGCTGCTTGAGCTGCCTTACGAGCGGCTTTTTCTTCCTTCTCCTTAGCAAGAGAGCTAACTTGTTCCTTCAATCTTTCGATTTCTGGGTAAAGCTTGTCCTTCTCTTGCGAACGAACACGAGCTAAGTCTTCCTCAGTATAAAACTTTGGAGTAGCTGCATTCGTAGCAGTAGTGTTAACAGTAGGCGCGTCAACGCCCGACACATTTACAACTGGAGCTGTACCAGCTTCTGCTTCAAAAGCATTAGCCATTGCATTTGCAGTATCTGACATACTTATATCCTTTGCATCCTAGGGGTCGTTTTCCGAATGAGCCTAAGCTCGTAGCACATATGACCTAACGTTTATTAGTATCTTTATTTTCTCTTTATACTGCGAAATTGTCTGCTTAAATAGCATTATTTTTCGTAGTCTTGCGGGACCCTTCTCTGTGGGAGTTTGGTTCCGTAAGCATCAGTTACGAGGCGGGCGCGTACGCCTTGGTCACCCATTTGTGCGGCGATAGTGGCCTCGTCTAGTACGACAGGTTCAGTAGGAGTCATTGGTACATCTCCACCAGGAGCTCCAGGACCACCCATTGGGGTAGATGGAGCACCAGCGGCACCAGGCTGTGCGCCTGTAAGAGCCAGGATGTCCTGCTCAATCTGTGTTTGAATAAGTTTAAGTGCGCCATCAGCAAGGGCGTCATCTTGAAGTTCTTGACGAATTTCAGTGAGCTTCTCTGCTGGGAACTCTTCACCAAGAGAGCGAAGCGCTCCCTCTTTAGACTCAAGACCAAGGGACAACTTAGATTGAATTTCGTTAAGAGCAATCAGCTTGTCTAGTGGGAGTGGCTGTGGGAAGTGAACATATGAACGGAAAGTAAGGGGGTCGTTAACGTCTAACTGTGCAAGTTGACCTTGCTTTAACGGAGTAGTGCTTGAGTTAGGGTCCCAAATAAAGGTCTCAGGTTCTTTTAGAGCAAGATTTAGGAGGATAAGCTCATTAACACGCTCTAGTCCGTGCGAGTACTGAATAATCTTCTGGTGGTAACGGTTCATCAAAGGCTGGAATTGAATAGAAAGTGCAACGCCTGAGGTGTTAGAGATAGGTTGTGCTTGTCCAAGAGCAGTCTCTGGAACACCAATCATCTCGTGCATGGACTTCTTCATCATAGCCATGAACTCCATGGCTCCCTTTAGTCCTTGTGCTCCGCCTTCAAGGTTCTCAACGCGAGCGTCTTTTGGAAGTCCGCCCCATACTTTGTTGGCGCCCTTTTCTAATTGTGAGGCCTTTGCGCCAATGATGACCGTAACTGGTGCTGCGTGGTAGTTAACAATGTCAGCAATATCAGTGGCAGTTTCATTATAAGCGCGATTAATGTTAATAATGTCGTTGCAGTCGCTGAGACCCCAAGGGCTACCACTAATACGAACATTCGGAATATGAATAACAGGAATAGTGCCGAGCGGATTAGGGCGGGAGTCAATAAGCTCATCATTGATGTATTCCTCAATTACGTCGTCTGTCAGGATTTCTGTATAGGTAAACACCTGACGTGTGCCTTCTAGTGATGTATTACCCGTCCAATATGTAGACCCCTCTCTACGGGCAAACCAAATACCACCATCTACTGTAGGACACCAAATCTTTCCATCCTCTAAATATACCCTTTGGGCACTAGCTGACGTATAGTCAGAGAGGATGTGTCTCTTACTATAAACCTGTACTTTTTCATTATCTGATGTGATATTAGAACGAATACCTAGCATAGCTGCCAGCATTTGGAAAGAATCCTTACGACCAGCATCTAATTGAGTCCATCGGGTAGTTTTCTTATCTCCATGGGTTCTGCAACCGTCTGCATCTAATAGCGTTTCATAAAAGAGAGATGCTTGTTCTGCGGTCAAACTGGTTATAAGTTCTGGAGTTATTTCTTTATTAGGTGCCAAAGTATCTAATACTCCAAAAGTACCCTTACCCAGATAAAATTCAACAACCCCGCGAGGTTTAATAACTCCCTCAGAGAAACTGGCTCCTTTAGTATCCCTCCACCATTTAGCAAGAGTACGGATACGCTCTGTCTTTTCTGGATAAACTATAGAACTTTGAGATATTCTCCCAGAACGATATCCATTTTGGTTTGTATGGTCATTTCCTTCACATATGTACCAAGCTAACGTCTCTACAACTTCATCTTCTATCGTTTTAGTAGTAGAAAAAGCCCGTGGAGTTCCACCACCTACTATAATGCGACTTCCATTTCGGAGGTCCGAGATACTTGGGTCTCCATCTATTCCTATCTCTGTACGGGCGATTTGTCTCTCATAAGCTAGGGTGTCATTCCTACCTACTTGTTTTTCGACTAACCACCTATGATTAGGGGTAGAGACAGCATTGATGTGATTAGACCATTGAACCATATGCCCTGAATAATCATAGATATTTATTAGAGCAGATTTCCACTGGATTTCATCAGTATTAGGGTCAAGAGTAAGAATTTCATCCCCATCAACTAATTCATCATATCTCTTCCACCCAGAGCGTGTTAGAGCTTCTGTTTCAGTGTCTACACAACCCCAAAAGCGGTACTTGAGCTTAAAACGCACAAGACGTTCGCGGTCATGGGGGTGGAACTCTGGGAAACAGAAAGAAGAGTTAAGAGGGAGGATGCGGACTCGTCCAGGGTGTTGACGCCCAGCTGGGTCTACGTAGGCCTCTTCGTAAGCGACTTTAATAAAGCAGTCACCTGAGACAGTTCCTTGTTGTCCGATTTCCCATAGAACAGTAGCCTTATTGTTATCTACTTCCCATACGCGCTCAAGCAGGTCTGGGACAATAGCTTCGGTCTCTTTAGGGCTACGGAAGTTAACGCCCTTACCGAATGTAAAGTTAATTAGAAAGTCTGAGAATGCTCTGTAATAGTTGAGCATCATTTGGGTTTCGCCTGTTTGACGGCGATAAGAGTAGTGGTGGCCTAGGTACATAGCCCAGTTAAGGGAATAACGGTTAAGGCGGGGACCGTGTACTTCAAACTCTTCATCTGCCAATTCCACTAGTCCTAGTGGAGAAATGGAGATGGTTAAATCAGAGGATGCTGCGCGGTAACTCGGTGGGGAGAAATCCATACCGCTCACCTAATCACCTCTTTCAAATAGAAAGCTAATCTTACCATTAAAATACCTAAATAGATTTAAAGAAGGTTTATCTGAAATGCTCACCGCGAATAAGGTTTTTGCCGATTGGCTTAGTAACCTTTTTCTTAGCAGTTTCTTCTTTTTTCTCTTGCTCTTCGTGCGCGTAATCTCTAAAACGTGGGTCAATGTCTTTCTTAGATGGTACGAACTTTCCACCAAGCTGCTCATATCTGGCGTGAACCCAGTGAGCTGCGGCTGGAGACGGGTAAGTGCTGAACTTAGAACGAGCTTGAGCTGTAATCATGTTCCATAGCTTTGGGTTAGCGGGTTCGCCCTTAGGCCCCTGCTTAACTGACTTACCTGAAATAAGTGCCATCAATAATCCTTAGAAAACCCCCGCCAATCCCTGAGGACGGCGGGGAGCTATTTTTCTAACTTAGTCGTTAACGACTGCTGGATTGCCAGCCTTTTGGTAACCGCCGTTACGAGCAACTTCCTCGATACGGTTATCGCCGTGGTCAGCGAAACCGCCAGCAGCGAACTCAGCTAGGTAGTCTGGAGCTTCTACCCATGCAGCAGAACCAACGTGAGCGCGCTCACGCATTGTCTCTTCTGGAAGCTTCTCGAAAACGTTTGCATTGTGGTTTGGACGGCCTGGTGCTGGGATATAACCCGACATTGCGCCCTTTGTGAAGTCCTGTGGGACGTCAGTGTCTGTTGCAATTCCCTCTTCAAAACGAAGTGGTCCGCGTTGACCAGGTGTAGCTGGTGAGAACTTGCGGTCGTAAACTGTTCCTGGACGCTCTGGGAACTTTGGTTCTGGTGCTATTGCCATTATTAAACTCCTTATAGGTTGAGGTACCTCATAGAAAAGTGTGCTACATATTTACGTGTAAGTCAGCCTAAAGATATAACTATCTAAAGAATGGTGAACTAGAGACCTCTACTTGAGGCAGTGTCATATCTAAAGTTAAAGCGCAGGCGATAGCTAGGCTATCCGCGTAGTCGTCATGGGCATGCGCCTCATCAGGGGCTTTTGCCAAGAAGTTAGGCCCAGTAAACTTAGTTTCTAGGTCAGTCATCTGCTGGTAAAAGCGCTTCCATGTGCGCAATCTGCGAGTTTTAGCGTGTGCAGGCCACCCAATCAACTCTCTGTCAATGAGAGCTTTTAGGTGCTTCCAACGCTTTGACTGCTCTGGTTGGCTACTGCCCACAGCAAATACCTCAGCTCGGGGTAACAAAAGCTTTAAGCGTTGGGCAACAGCATCACCCACACCGTTGGCGTCTACACCCACGTACATAACGTCGTAGGCCTCTAAGAATTTAACAATCTGGAAGTACTGGTCTTCCCAGTCGTCACCCTGTAGCTCAAGCCAGTTAAGTACGCGGTGGTCGTAGTACCCAAATTCATCTGGAGTATCCCAGTTGACCCACACTACGGTAACAACAGTAGAGTCAATCTTACGAGCTGGGTCAATCCCCACAACTACTGGGGTTCTATGCCAAGCGCGCTGAATCTCCATAGAGGTGTCACCAAGCTTATCCATGACGGATGAGGTGACGAACATGCCTCGTTCAAGAAGCCATTTACAGTTATGCGACGCGAGGCCTTCTGCAATAAAAGTTTGAGTTGTAGTCTCAAGCGCAACGACTTCTTGTTCTCCAACAGAAGTCACCGATAGCACTAGCGGGTGCTCAAAGTCCTGCCCCACAAAATCATGGCGACCAATAGAGCCAAATGAATTAAGGTCCACTTTTTGAAGTAAACGCTCAGGACGAATTTGCCCTAAGAAACGAGACATCCCTGCTCGACCACCAGCAATATGAAGGACCGTCACATCATTGTTGGTCCCAGTCTCATGGCGTTCCCAGTACTTAAAGCCTAATTCGTCTAGGAACTTTCGCACTTTACCAAGCATCACGTTTTCACGTTGAGAGAACCCAAGCATTGCTTGCCGAGAGAAGTGACCTTCTCCGTCAAAGGCTGCGGATAGGTAACCTGTGCGATAGTCCTCAATGTGCTTCCACGTATCAAAGATTTTAAATATACGGTCGGTGGAAGTTAGCTCGTCCGTGCGCTTCCATACGGTGCGACGACCTGCGGTTGATACT